GCCTACGTACCCCTGAAGGGCTGCTACAACTGCAAGCACTACGTGAGGCTGTGGGAGAACGCCGGAGACCGGTTTGAGCCGAGCAACGTGGGATTCTGCCTGAGGAACGGGAACAAGGCGCTGCGGCCCGCTACGCTGCCGTGCAAGCAATGGGCGAAGACGACGGAATGGAACGCGATAAGCGTGTAGGGAGGAGGGATAAGGATGGAAAGAACGACGCAAGCGCGAACGAGGGAGGAAAGGGATGTGAAACGAATGCAAACGCGCAATGCGCACTGCTGCGACTGGGACAGCGTGCCGGTGGTGATCGACCTGCCGTATGTGGCGCGAATCCTAGGCGTGACGCCGGAAACACTGAAATTGCGATGCTTGCGGGGCAAGTTCCCGGCGTTTAAGGAGGGCAAGAACTGGCGGGTGGAAAAATGTGATCTGCGAGCGTACATCGAAGGGAACAAGGTGATGAAGGAGGCGGCGACATGAGCTGGGTGTTAGGGGGGCTGTTTATGGCGCTGGTGTTTATCGGCGGCTTGTACTGCGGGTGGAGGTTTGCGTACAGGGACTTGCTGCGGGAAGTAAAGAGAGTGGAGGAGAAGATCGATGCAGATCATCGTAGAACCGGACAGGATTGACGGGATCGTGCGGCGCAGGGAGCCGCAGAAGACGCCGCTGAAGACGGTGTACCGCAGGGCGACCCGCAGGAAGACGGCAAAGGCGATCAGGCGGTATGAGCGCATCCTGCGGACGGACAGGGCGGCGGACAGGATCGTCACGGCGGCGAAGGCGTCGGCCATCGCGGTGGCGCTGGCGCTGATGGTGACGGGCGCGGCGCATGTGGTCGTGATGTGGATGGGGATATGAAAAAGTCTCTGCGAACACGGGAACGTTCGACAGAGACAGGCGCCGAGAACACACCCGTAGTATAGCACGGGCAGGAGGAGAATGCAAGATGATTTATTTGGACGATCCGTGGGGGCGCTCGAACGATTTGGAGGAAGTATTTGACAAGATCAAGGCCGCTGTAACGCTTGCTACAGCGAACGGCGAGTACGACATAGCCGAGAGCCTTATGGGGCCGCTGGAGGCCGCGCACGAGGCGTACAAGGCCGCGTATGAGGCGGCGCTGGAGTGGGAGCGGATGGAAGAGGCCATGATGAACAGACAGTATGAAAGGGCGGCGATGTAGGGATGGAACTAATCAAAGGAGTTCAAAATGAGGCAATTAAGTTATGCGCGTATGGCGCAGAAGGCATAGGAAAAAGCACATTAGCAAGTTTTTTCCCCAACCCTGTGTTCATTGATACAGAAGGTTCCACGACACACATGGACGTTGTGAGAACGCAAAAGCCGACGAGTTGGACAACGCTGTTAGATCAAATCAAGTATTTCATAAAAAACCCCGACGAATTATCCACACTGGTAATCGACACAGTGGATTGGGCGGAACGGCTGTGCATGGAGCATATCTGCGCCACTCGGGGGATCAAGAGCATAGAGGACGCGAACTACGGGAAAGGATATGTGTACCTCGCGGAAGAATTTGGCAAACTCCTGACTTTGCTAGATGAGCTACGCGGAAAGGGCGTGCATATCGTACTCGTCGCGCACGCGATCATGCGGAAATTTGAGCAGCCCAATGAACTCGGATCCTATGACCGGTGGGAACTCAAGTTGCAAAAGAAGACCGCGCCATTGGTAAAAGAATGGGTGGATGCGCTTTTCTTCATTAACTACAAGACAATCGTGATCAATGTGGACGGGCAGGGCGCGGAGAAGGGCAGGAACAAGGCGCAAGGGGGGCAGCGGGTGATCTACACGGCGCACCAGCCATGCTGGGACGCGAAAAACCGGTTCGGCCTGCCGGAGGAGCTGCCACTGGATTTCGCGAAGATCGCGCACCTGTTTGATATGCCGGTAGAGAAGAAAGAAGCCGCGCCCGCTGAGAAGGCGGCGAAGCCGAAAGACCAAAAACCGCCCGCGGAGGAACCTACCGCGCCGCCGCCCGCCGAGCCGTCCCCGCCGCAGCCAGACCCTAAGACGGAGGGTTCGCCGGAGGAGGAGATCAAGGCGATCCCGATGGAGCTGATGGAGCTGATGGCGGCGAACGATGTGAAACTGTACGAGTTGAAGTTTGCGGTGGAGGATCGGGGGTACTACCCGCGCGGGACACCCTTTACGGTGTATGAGCCGAATTTCGTAAAGGGCGCGCTGATCGGCGCGTGGCCGCAGGTGCTGGAATTGATCCTGAACAACCGGGAAGAAGCGCCATTTTAATATAGGAGGAAAGAACGATGAGCGATACCATGAACAGGGAGTTTGGCTGGGAAGACACGATAGAGAACGATTCGACATGGGAACTGCTGCCGGAGGGCGACTATGAGTTCGAGGTGAAAAAGTTTGAGCGCCAGCGGCACGGTGGCAGCGAAAAGATGCCCGCGTGCAACAAGGCGGTGCTGAACATAGAGGTGACGGACGGGGAGAACAAGGGCACGATCACGCACAACCTGTTCCTGCACACGAAGACCGAGGGGATGCTGTGCGCGTTCTTCGCGGGGATCGGGCAGCGCAAGCCCGGCGAGAAGCTGACGATGGACTGGAACAAGGTGGTGGGGAGCCGGGGACGGTGCAAGGTGAAGGTGCGCGATTACACCGCCAACAACGGCGAGGCGCGGCAGGCGAACCAGATACAGAAATTCTACGCGCCGGACGAGGTATCGGCGAAGAAGGCGTATAAAGCGGGGTCGTTCTAAGTGTATGAACTTAGACCTTATCAACATCAGGCGTATACGGAGATAGAGGCGCAATGGGGGCAGGGGATCAAGCGCACGCTGCTGGCGCTCCCGACCGGTACGGGCAAGACGATCGTGTTCTCGAAGATCATAGAGAACCGAGTGCGCGAAGGGGAGCGGGTGCTGGTGCTGGCGCACCGCGAGGAACTGCTCAACCAGGCGGCGGACAAACTGAGCGCAAGCACGGGGCTGGGGTGTGCGGTGGAGAAGGCGGGTGAATCGTGCCTGGGGAGCTTTTACCGGGTAGCCGTCGGGTCGGTACAGACGTTGATGCGGGAAAAGCGGCTCGCGAAGTTCCCGCCGGACTACTTCGGGACCATCATCGTGGACGAGTGCCACCACGCCCTGGCGGACAGCTATCAGCGGGTGCTTCAATACTTTGAGGGCGCGAAGGTGCTGGGGGTAACGGCGACGCCCGACCGAGGCGACAAGCGCAACCTGGGCAAATACTTTGAATCGCTGGCGTATGAATACGGGCTGCTGAGCGCGGTGAAGGAAGGATACCTCGCGCCGATCCGGGCGGAGACGATCCCGCTGGAGCTTGATTTGAGCGGTGTGGGCGTACAGAACGGCGATTTCGCGGCGGACGAACTGGGGGACAGGCTGGAACCGTACCTTGAACAGATTGCCGTAGAGATGCGCAAATACTGCGCGGGCCGAAAGACGGTGGTATTCCTGCCGTTGATCAAGACGGCGCGGCGGTTCTGCGAACTGCTGAGGGAGAACGGGTTCCGGGCGGCGGAAGTCAACGGCAACAGTCCTGATCGCTCTATCATACTTGACGACTTCGATCGTGGGGTATACGAGGTGTTGTGCAACGCGATGCTGCTGACGGAGGGCTGGGACTGCCCGTCGGTGGACTGCATCATCGTACTGCGCCCGACGAAGATACGGAGCCTGTACGCGCAGATGGTGGGGCGCGGGACGCGCATCCATCCGGGCAAGGAAGACCTGCTGATCCCGGATTTTTTGTGGCATACCGAGCGGCACGAGCTGTGCAGGCCCGCAAGCCTGATCAGCCAAACGGAGGAGACGGCCAAGCGGATGACCGAGATCATCAACGCCGCCGGGTACCCGATGGACCTGCAAGACGCGCTGGAGATGGCGGAGCGGGACGCGGTTAGGGAACGGGAACAGGCGCTGGCGAAGATGCTCAAGGAGATGAAGAACCGCAAGCGCAAACTGGTAGACCCGTTGCAATTCGAGCTGAGCATCCAGGCGGAAGACTTGGCCGGATACGAGCCGGCATTCGCATGGGAGATGGGGCCGCCGACCGACAAGCAGATCGCGGCGCTTGAGAAATGGGGCATATTCCCGGACGAGATCGAGTGCTGCGGCAAGGCGTCGAAGATACTGGACAGGCTGAACAAGCGCCGATTGGAGGGGCTTGCGACGCCCAAACAGATACGGCTATTGGAAAGCAAGGGGTTTATGCACGTGGGCGAATGGCCGTTTGACGCGGCGAACAAGATGATCAGCAGGCTGGCGAACAACAAATGGTGGGTGCCGTCGGATGTTGACGCATACACCTATGTACCTGTTGCGGTTGAGCGAATGGAGGCGGTGGGATGGTGAGTAACTTATCGCCGCTAAGGGCGATCAGAGCGAAATGCCTTGATTGCTGTTGCTGGCAAGAAGTCGAGGTAAGGAACTGCCCAAGCGTGAAATGCGCGCTCCATCCATTCAGGATGGGAAAAAATCCGAACAGGAAGGGACTGGGGAACGCCGCTAACTTCAACGCTACGCAAAACTACGCCCACTCAACGCGCGATACAGGCGGCGAGGTAGCCCATGAGACATGAAGCCTTAGAAGTGATTCCTCATATCGACCCAGCCCGCCTGAACTACCAAGAATGGCTTCAAGTAGGTATGGCCCTCAAAGACGAGGGATACGCGGCTGACGATTGGGAGAAGTGGAGCCAACGAGACGCGGGACGGTACCATCCGGGCGAATGCGCGCGCAAGTGGGCGGGCTTTCAGGGTTCGGCGAACCCAGTGACCACAGGTACGCTGGTGCAGATGGCGCGTGATCAGGGCTGGCAGCCGCCCTATGACGAGGGATATGAGCTGGACTGGGACAGCGCGATCGGCGCGCGTGATGAGCGCGTGGTGGTAAACGCGAACTGGATTGAGAACCGGGACATACCGGAGCCGGAGGACTGGAAACCCGCTGCCCAGCTGATACGGTACCTGGAGCTGCTGTACGAGGCGGCTGAGACGGTGGGGTACGTGACGGAGACGTGGAAGAAGGACGACAAGTACCTGCCCACAAAGGGCTGCTACGACCGCACGGCGGGCGAGCTGATCGAGCTATTGGGCAAGTGCAAGGGCGACGTGGGGGCGGTGATCGGAGACTACAACCCGGACGCGGGCGCGTGGATTCGTTTCAACCCGCTGGACGGCAAGGGCGTAAAGAACGAGAACGTGACCGAGTACCGATACGCGCTGGTGGAATCGGACGATACATCCATCGAACGCCAGCACGCGATCATACACGAGCTGGAGCTGCCTGTCGCGGTGCTGGTACACAGCGGCAAAAAGAGCCTGCACGCGATCGTGCGGATCGACGCGGGGAACTACGAGGAGTACCGCAAGCGGGTGGATTTTCTGTACGATACGTGCCTGAAAAACGGGCTCAAGATCGACAACCAGAACCGCAACCCGTCCCGCCTGAGCCGGATGCCGGGCGTGACGCGCGGCGGGAACAAGCAGTTTATCGTCGCGGAGAACCTGGGTAAGGCGAGCTATGAGCAGTGGCGGGAATGGATCGAGGGTGCGAACGACAACCTGCCGGAGCCGGAGTGCATGGAAACGGTGTGGGACAACCTGCCGGAACTGTCCCCGCCGCTGATCCACGGGGTGCTGCGGCAGGGGCACAAGATGCTGCTGGCGGGCCCCAGCAAGGCGGGGAAGAGCTTCGCGCTGATAGAACTGTGCTGCGCGGTGGCGGAAGGGCGCGAGTGGCTGGGCTGGCAGTGCGCGCAGGGGCGGGCTCTGTACGTCAATCTGGAGCTGGACAGGGCGAGTTGCCTGCACCGGTTCAAGGACGTGTACGCGGCGCTTGAGTGGAAACCGGCGAACATACGAAACATCGATATATGGAACTTGCGGGGGAACGCGATCCCGATGGACAAGCTCGCGCCCAAGCTGATCCGGCGCGCGGCGAAGCGAAACTACATCGCCATTATCATCGACCCGATATACAAAGTTATCACGGGTGATGAGAACAGCGCCGATCAAATGGCAAACTTCTGCAATCAATTTGATAAGGTTTGCACAGAACTGGGATGCGCGGTTATCTACTGTCACCACCACAGCAAAGGGCAACAGGGGCAAAAACGGAGCATGGATCGCGCATCTGGAAGCGGCGTTTTCGCGCGAGACCCGGACGCGTTATTGGACATGATCCAACTGGAAGATGCGGAAGATGAATACAGGATACCCGAAAACCGCCGTTCAGCGTGGCGCATAGAGGGCACAATGCGCGAGTTTCCAATGATGGAACCTGTCAATATTTGGTTCGATCATCCGATCCATGTGGTGGATGTTAATGGTGATTTGAGGGAGAAAAGATCGGAAGGGCAAGTGAAAAGTAAGGAGGAAAATAAGACAGATCGACGCTCAATACTAAATAACGCCTATGAAGCGTTATCCATACTGGGCGAAGTCAAGGTGGCAGATTTGGTTGAATACTTGGAATTGACAAGGCAAACTGTCTATAACTATATCGATGAACATCCACAATTTGAACGAGACAAGGCAACAGGAACTGTTATCCGAACCGATTTTTAGGGTGTAAAATGATTTTTTTACACTTTTACAGGGGGGTGTAAAGGGTGTAAATTTACATGTAAAAACGTTTTTTACAGGGGTGTAAAATGATTTTTTTACACTTTTACAGGGGGGTGTAAAGGGTGTAAATTTACATGTAAAAACGTTTTTTACAGGGGTGTAAAGGGTGTAAATTTACATGTAAAAACGTTTTTTACAGGGGGTGTAAACAGGGTGTAAAAACACTGTTTACAGGGGGGTGGTGAACCGGGGTGTAAAACCCATCCTATGGGATGGGGTTTTACATCCCACCGGTTTACACCTCCCGCCTCCCCACCCCCCAGTGAAAACATGTGGCCGCAAAAATGAAATCACGGAACAAATGTTCTGTAGGCGAAGGAGAGCACCTTATGAAAGACAAGACGATCACGAAAGCATTTGCCGCTGCGAGGCGGATGCCACCGTTGTGCAACTCAATACCGGGACAAGAGTTCGACATCATGGACAGCGAGGTTGCGAAATGGCTGGTGGAGCAGCCAGGGATACGGCAATACATCTTCACAAAAACCGGCAGCTCAAATTCCGGGCTGGGACTGATTGTGTACGACAAAACGACCGGCACTTGGAGAGGGGTGGACTACGACGATGGAGACGACGTATGAACCGGCCGCGCCGCACATCCCGTGCGAGGACAACTGGAACCCCGGCACGATGAAGCCGGACGCGGCGGAGGCGTACTTGCAAGTGGAGCGCGAGGGACTGATCCGAATCATGCGGGCGCAGACCGGGGTGAGCACGAGGCGGGTGTCGGTCAGGTACCAATCGGCGGTTCCACACGAGTGGGCGAAGCAAAGGCTGGGGAAGGTGAGGACGGAACATGGGATCAAAGTCTAAGCGCAAGGGCGCGGTCGGCGAGCGCGATTTCGCCCTGTTCTGCCGGGAGCACGGGTACGACGTGCACCGCACCGCCCAGCACATGGGCAAGGGTGGCGGCGAGGCGGACGTCCGCGGCCTTCCCGGCGTACACGTGGAAGTCAAGCGCACCGAAGCCCTGCGGCTGTGGGACGCGCTGGAACAGGCGGGGCGGGACGCGAAGCCGGGCGAGATACCGATCGTGGCGCACAGGCCGAACAACAGGCCGTGGATTGTGATACTGAGCGCGGATGATTTCATGCAAATCTACCGGGGATGGGAAATGGGGCGATCCGAATGATCTGGCTGGGCGTTTGCATCGGACTAATCGTGGGCGTCATTATCGGCCTGCTGGTGGCCGGGATGATGGCGGCGGGGAAGCGCGGCGATGAGATCGCGCGGCAGGCGTTTGGCGCGGGGCGGGAGACAAAAAGCGAAAGCGAGGACGAATGAACATGGCACGGAAAGCAACGGACGGACTGACGGTAGTCGAGCCAATGATCGTGGACGGGGAAGAAGTGACGCAGGAAGCGCCGAAGCTGCGGATTACCGTGGAGGTGAACGATCCCGACATGCTGGCAAACGGGGCGGAGCCGGTGAGCGTGTTTGAGGCGGACGGGCTGCTGGCGTTCGTCACGACGGACGTTGATCTGCAAAACGGCCGGGCGAACACGCAGGTGAGCCAGTGGGGGCCGTATGACGTGAACGGCGTGGTGGACGGGATCAACAGCCTGCCAACCGCGAACAGCATCACGGCGGGGCTGCTCAGGACGCGCAGGCAGGCGATCGACATGAGCCTGAACGTGCTGGAACAGGCGGGGCGGTAGCGCATGATCAAAAATATGAGGGAGGCAAGCAACATGGAAAACAACTTGAAATACTATATCGTTCGCGGCGACCGATCGGGCGTCTTCGCGGGGGAACTGGCGTCGATGAACGGGAAGGAAGTCGAGCTGCGCAATGTGCGCAAACTGTGGTTCTGGGACGGTGCGTGCGGAGTTGAGCAGATCGCCAAGGACGGCGTCGCGAAGCCGAAGAGCTGCAAGTTCACCGTGACGGTTGATTCGATCATTCTGACCGATGCGATTCAGGTGATCGAAGCGACTGAAAAGGCCGAAAAATCGATCAAGGGCGTGAACGTATGGAGCATCTGAGAAAAAAGGTTGAGGCATTTTTGAAGCCCGGCCACGGCCACGGCTCCGGCTACGGCTACGGCTCCGGCTACGGCTCCAGCTCCGGCGACGGCTACGGCGACGGCTCCGGCTACGGCTCCAGCTCCGGCGACGGCTACGGCGACGGCTCCGGCTCCGGCTCCGGCTACGGCTCCGGCTACGGCTCCAGCTCCGGCGACGGCTACGGCGACGGCTACGGCGACGGCTCCGGCTACGGCGACGGCCACGGCGACGGCCACGGCCACGGCTCCGGCTCCGGCGACGGCTACGGCTACGGCTACGGCCACGACTACGGCTACGGCTACGGCGTTCAATCTCTGAATGGAATCAGCGTCTACTTGATCGACGACGTGCTGACGGCTATTACCCAGCTTCACGGGGACGTCGCGCGCGGCTATATCGTGCAAGGCGATTTGACAAAGAGAGACTGCTATGTGGTTAAGCGCAACGGATTGTTCGCGCACGGCGACGACCTGAAAAGCGCGCAAGCAGCCGTCATGGACAAGGTATTCGCGCAGCTGGACGCCGATGAGCGGATCGCGGAGTTCGCGAAGACGCACGCACCGGACGCGGCGTATCCGACGGCTGACTTTTACAAGTGGCACGGGCTGTTGACGGGCAGCTGCGCTGCCGGGCGCGACCAGTTTGCGCGCGACAGGGGTATCGACATGGGCGGCGCGATGACGGTTGATGAGTTTATCGCGCTGTGCGAGAACGCCTATGGGCGCGAGATCATCGCGAAGGTAAAGGGGCGGTACGCATGACGGGTAATTATCACGATCCAAATGACTTCATTCCGATGTGCCGAAAATGCCATCGAAAGTTCGACGCCCGAAAGAAGGTGATCTTATGCCAGAACGCTTAACGCATCTCAGTTTGTTTTCTGGCATTTGATCGGCGGCCTCGATCTGGCCGCTGAATGGGCGGG